GAATAATGCAACAATTCGCCAGAAGCTCTACCTTCTTAGGGAGTTCTAAGTTCATATTTTCACCTTGGATAAAAATGCGCAATAGAAGGGGTCTGGCGCATTTGATTGCATTTGATTGCATTTGATTGCATTTAATAAGATTACAAAATACTAATAAAGCATGTTTTGATATTTGTCAATACGAATTTTAAAATATTTCTAATATGTGTTTACCATAGAGCACAAGCCTGTTTCCGTGATTCTTTGTGGCGCCGCGCAGATTCGATATTGGATGGCTATTTTCACGATTCATATTACCGGCCCGCCGCGGCGTGGCTCAACCTATTTGGAAAGCGATCTCCGCCCCTTTCGGCATTTGAGGGCAGGCCGGCAAAATCGACTCAAGCCCAGAATCTTATGTGATGCAAAATCCAGGCGATGGCCTCGACGATCCAGATGCGGAGGCCTTTCGGAGCCGCTGGTGCGGTGGCGATTGTCTTCGAGACTTCATTCGAATAATCGCTTTCAAGTCCTGACGTGTTGTAGGCTGTGACGGCGAAATACCACGTCCCGTTCGGAAGAGCTGGTGTGGTGAAAGTGGGATTCGCGCTCGGTGCTACAGTCGGCACGGGCGAGTTGTCATAATGCCGCGAGGACCGGCCCCAGTAGACCTTGTAGCCGGCGAGATCCGGTTCCGTGTTGGCATCCCAGGCAAGAGTGACGGTGTTGCCCGATGAACCCTGGATCAATGCGCCATGCGCGGAGAATGAAAAGACGAACGTCAGAACGGACAGACAGATACCGCAGAGAATAATTCTCTTCAATGCAATTCCTCCTATTGGTCGCTGAGATAAATCAAACGGTTGCCCATGCGCCGGTGCGGCGGGCATTTTGCGCCTGCGCTTCAGCGACGCGCTTCGCAAACTCGTCGTAGCCGAAAATCGTGGCGCCGCGCAGGTCGATGTAGGCGCCGGTTGCCTCCTGGAATTCCGGTATCCTTTCAGTCTCGGTCGGCTCCGGCTCGTCAGGCAGGGTGTCGCCGATATCGGGCGTCACGGAGTCCGGAACCAGGTCTTTGGTTGCCGTTTTGATCTCTTCGATCTTCGCAAGGATCCTGTCGAGTTCGGCGATTGCGGCGGTTGCAGCCGACTGGAACGCGGCCTGGATGTTCGTGCTTACGATCGTGAACTGGTCCTCGATCGGATTCGTGATATCGGTGACCTGTTTCGTGATGTCGCCCGCGGCCTGCTTCAGGATGTCGAGGATTCCGGTGCGCTCTGTGCGGAACGATGCATCCATCGCGGCTTTCGTTGCCGCGAGCAGCTGATCCGTGACGGTATTGAAGCCCTGGCCATAGCGCGAGACGGCGGTCTGACCGGCGCTGCCGCCGTATTGCTGAAGCGCCTGCTCGAGCAGGCCGCCCTGAAGCAGCTTGCCCGACTGCTGGAACTGCTTGACCGCATCGTCCCAGCCGGTTTCCATCTTCAGAAGCCCGGTGATCTTCGTCAGGCTTTCCGGAGCGATACCAGCGCCGGTAAGCGCATCAATGACCGACTGGTCCATGTTGCCGGACATCAGCTTCTGGATGGCCGTCTGTTCGGGGAGGAAACTCGCGAGCTCATCCGCCAGCTGCTGGATAAACCCGAGCGAGGATTTCAATCCCGGCAGATCCGCCGCCTTATCGAGCGCCGAAAGATCGCCGCCGAACTGCTCGAACAAGTTGCGAAGATCCGGAAGGATCTCTCCCGTGTCCCGGAAGTGCTGAACCATTTCCGGTTCCCGGCTCCTGTTTTTTCCATCCGGTATTCTCATGCCTGGTGATATCAGTCTCGACAAAACGCTTCCGTGCAGCCTGGAAGCCGAACGCGCTATCCTCGGCGCGATTCTGCTGGACGACAAGGCCATCCACACGGTCATCCAAACCCTGCGCAAAGAGGATTTCTATCTCCCCGAAGTAGCTGTTGAGCTTGACGAGTCCCGACACTTCGGTGAACTTTGAGATGTCGCCGCCAAGTTCCGTGATCTTTGCTGCGAAGGCATCCGTGATGTCGCCGGTTTTGAGAAACCGGTCGTATATCGTATCTACCGCAGGGACCATGCCGGAGATGCCGTCCCGAAGGTTCTTCAGCCCGTCGAGCAGCGGCTTGATCTCCAGGGCTTTTCTTGCGGCTGCAAGCTCATCCGCGAAGGCAGAAGACGATTTCGTCGCCTCGTCGAGGGCATCCGCGTTCTTTTTCAGAAATTCCGCGAACTCGTCCGAGACCGTCTTGGTTTCCTCAAACTGCTTATACAGGTTCTGGAACTCGCTCGCGGTCTGTTTGGTCTGGTCCCCGAGCATCAGGAGCTTCGATTGCCAGTCCGGGACATTCTTGTTCAATGCCTGCGAGTCCTTGAATGCCGCCTTGAAGGCCTCGTCGAGTTCCGTCCAGTCGCCGGTCAGTTCGCCCAGTTCGTACTGTTTCCGGAAGTCGAAGGTCCCCCAGGCGGTCTTTACCGCTTCGAGCGATTTCAGGAACTCCTGCGTCTTGCCCTGCGCCGCGGCCAGGGGGCCGGACACCTCGACCAGGAATCTCGAACTCGACTCGATGTCCTTGCGAATCGGGTAAGCCTGGCTTTCCGAGATGCCTATGCTATTCAGATACTTTTCGAGGTCGTCCGCAGACATCGTAATGCCGCCGAAATCACGGCTGAGTTCCTTGGCTCCCGCCTGATAGGCATTCTTTCCCGTAAACAAGCCGACAAGAGACTGGAATCCTTTGCTAATAGCGCCGCCGACCGCACCGAAAGCAGCACCGATACCCGTGCCGATAACGGGAACCACCGACCCGATTGCGGCGCCGATCGCAGCACCGCCGCCGATGGCTTCGACCCAGCCTCTGACTCCATTTTGGCGGAACGAGTCGAGGAACGCCGTCGTGCCGCCGGCCATCAAGCCTCCCTGGATCAGGGCGCCTGCCGTTCCGCCGACGCCGAAGATCCCGCCCGTGGTTCCGCCCTTCAGCATGTCGAGCGTCGGCCCGACAAAACCGGGAGACTGTGCCGGGGAGTATTGGATCGGCCTGTAGATCTGCAGAAGCGGATTTCCCGCGGCAAGAATCCCGGAGATGCTCGGTCCTGCTTCTGCCGGAGTCGTCGCGGACTTAAGCCAGTCCGACAATCCGTTCTCTGCCGTTCCCAGGAGATTCCCCCAGGAGCCGGATTCGGGAGTCAGGTTCGAAGTGGATGCTTTGTCGCTCCCAGGGTTGAACAGCTTCTCGAATATAGAATCGACGACCTTTTCAACAGACGATTGCAGAGGCTGGAAGAGCCTTTCCACAACAACCCGCAGCGTCGATTCGGCCAGGCTCGTGAAGAATTCCTTCACGGCGTTGCCGAGCCCTTTCCAGTGTACGATCGACTCGGCCACTTTTTTGCCGAAATCGTTCACCACCGTGCTGATCTGCTCGCGCATCTCCTTGCCGATGGAAATCGCTTCCTTGCCCCAGCCTGCTGCAATACGGCTGAACTCGGCCGACCGGCTCTCCATCTCGTGGATGTCCTTCTCGGTGGGAATGAGATCCTTCAGGGGGCTTTCGGGCTTGATCTTTTCAAGGCCGGCCGCAGCCTTGTTGATTTCGGCCTGCAACTTGGCAGAAAACGCCTGCTGGTCTTCGAGACGTTTTTTCTCTTCCTCGGCTTCCTTTTGCTTGAGTTTTTCCGCTTCCTCGTAGCGCTCCCTCTGCATGCGCTGGACGGCATCCAACGCTTTTTCGTAGGCGCGCGCCTCGTCCTCGCGCGCCTTGATCTGGTCTCGAATTGAAAGCACGGCGTTGAGCGCCGCTTCCTTTTCCTTGTGGCTCAGGCCCTTCTCGATGGCCGTATTGAGCTTCTCCTGAGCTTCCTGGAGCTTGAGCAGCAGATCGACGTTTTCTCTCCCCTGGGAAAGGAGCTTCAGGCGCTCGTTGTAGAGATCCTCCTCCTTCATCTTTGCCAGGCCTGCCGCATCCGCGGCCTTCTGGCCTGCTTCCTCGGTTTTCTTTGCGGCTTCAACTGCGGCGTCGGCCGCTTCCTTGATCCGCATCTGGAGCGACGCGAGCTGGACGCTCTGCATGCCGGCGCCCTTGGCCAGGTTTTCGGTGAGGAGCTTCCAGAAATCTCCGGTGAAGAGATCGCTCACCGCCAGGGCAGTTCCCACCGCGGCCTCTTTGGCGACGGTTTTGACTTTGGCGAAGCGCGCGGAGAGCAGGTCGAGCTTCTCGTCGAGCTTCATTGCCTGATCGATCGCAACCTTGTCCATGACGGCGCCGGTGTCTTCGAGCTGTTTGGCCAGGTCGAAGAGGTTTTCCTTTGCGCTGACGAGCAGCGGGACGAGTTCCTGGTTGCGCCTGCCGAGGACGGCGGTAGCGACCTGGGCGCGTTCGGACGGGTCCTCGATGTCGAGAAGCTTGGTTCGCAGCTCGGACAGGAGCTCGACTGCCGGCTTCGCCTTGCCGGAGGCATCCTCGAGCGAGATGCCGAGAGAGGTGATCCCTTTCGTGAACTCGCCGCCGGTCCCGAACTTTCCAAGCTCCAGGTTAATCTTCGAAACTGCTGATACAACCGTTTCTCCGGACACGCCCATAAGCTCCGCAGCTTTCTGCAGGCTTTGGACGCGCTCGACGCCGATGCCGGTGCGAAGGGATAGATTCGTGATCTGTTCGGCTTCGTCAGCGGTGCTCTCAGCGAGTTTGAAGATTGCAGCGCCCGCTGCGATAGCGGCTGAAGCAATCCCGGCAAGACCGGCGGCAGCCGGACCGAGCTTCTCGGCAAAGCCGGCAATCCCTTCCTTTGCTGACGACATCGGATTCCGCGCGAAGTCGGTCAGGGTCTTGCCAAAGCTCTCTATGGAGAACCCGCCGCTCTTGGCCGCATTTGCGAGATCAGCGTACTTCTGCACCAGTGGATCGATCGCCTGGCTGTTCGCTTTTGCCGTTTCCGCCGCGGCCTTGATCTGGCTCCCCATGACTGCCATGATCTCGCCGCTCGACTTGCCGGCAGCTTCAAGCAGCCTGAGTTTCTCGGTCAGAAGCCCGGTTGGATTCAGAGCCTCGTTGAAGGAAGCAAGGAAGGATTGCCCGGCGCGCTTGACGTCGAGACCTGCAGTCTTGGCCATATCCACGGCCTTGCGCAGATCTGCCTGGAGCCGGTCGGTGTCGCCGCCGATCTCATAAAATAAACGTCCAATAACCGGCATTTATCTTCCGAGTTCCTGCTGAATTACGGCCTGGAATGCCGCGATTCCAGCTTCCATGGCTTGCGCTTCAACGCTTGCGGAAGCGGTTTCAAACCATGGCCTGGCGGGCTGGCCCTTGCGGCCGAAATTGTAGAAGTACCCGTAGAAGCCCTTGCGTTTCTCGGGACCGACAAGCAGGCGCTTGCGTCCGGATCCGGCCAGGGCTTTGCGGTCGATGCTCTCGTAGACGATGATGTTTCCGGCAAGCTGCCCCGTCCGGCGCGGCGCGGACGCCTCGACGGCCTTTTTGATAACTTCGGCGGCGGCATCCTCGGCTGCTTTGATCGCGCGATCGAGAACATCCTTGCAGATGTTTTCCGTTTCCCGCCTGAGATCCTCGAATCCTTTGATTTGAACTTCCGCCATATTCAGCCTGAATCCCATTTCCAAAATCTATTTATGGAGTAATTACAAACTGATATAAAAGTGTATATTTGATGACGGTTAAACCGAGGCACACATGAAGACGATAAAACTTATAGGATTTCTGGGTATTATTTGCTTTTTTGTGCTTTTAATAACTGCAAAAAGTGGCGCACAAGAATTCGATGGTGGATGGCGTGTAGAGCCGGGAATACAAACTCTTTCATGTACTGATGTCAAACAATCGGGCCATTTAATCACTTTTACTTTCAAAAACGTTTCAGATAAAAAAATTGAGAGTTATCGAATAGCATTTAACGCCCATGGCGTTGTTCATATTCATGGTCAAGATTGGTTCGATTCCGATGCCGAAAATGAGAAATTTATGCCAGGCGACATATCGAAAATGATTCTCGACCAAGTAGAAGCAGAAGAGTTTTCGAGCCATGATTTCAAGATCATTGCCGTAACCTATCCAGACGGTACAGGCGAAGGAAACGCAATTGAGATCCAAAGGCTTCGTTATGAGCACTTGGGCCGGATTTTTGAAACGGAGAGAATCAATAAGATATTTGGAAAATACAATAATTTGAATGATGAGAATGCTATCAAAGAATTAAAAAACGCAATCGGCCAAAATGGAGATTGCTGTGATGTTTTGTTAAAATCTGTAGCTACCGTCGACATCCCTGGAATCAATTTTGCTGATATCTTAAAGGCTGAAGATATGGCCTTAAATGAGTTTGCTAGTGGGATATCCGTAACTCGAGCAAATTTCTTGGCAGATGTGAACAGCCTATTAAAATATCCCGAGATCGGAGACAAGGATATAAAATCACGATCGATGGCAATCAAGGAATTGCGCGAAAGATATTCACAACTTGCAGGAAAGCGAAAATCACTTGCTTTAGAATTGATACAAATAAAATGACGGTCAAAGCTCAAGCGATGAGGGCCCGCCGTTTTGGGGCAGAAATTTCCACGCAATTAATGCCACAAATCCGCCGAGGATTGCCTTTGCCAAGCCATTCCTGAAGAACATCTCCGGACCTTGCCAGTGAAAGAGATTCAGAAGGCATTAAAAAGCGCCGGTAATCAACATGACGCCTCCCAAATAGATGCAAATCAATCTGAGGTTCTCATATAGTTTTTCCATCATAGGCTTTGCGATTTATCAATCTGGTGGGTTTCATGTACCTATGAACATCAGCTTTTGGCTCTCTGCATCTCCGTAACGAGCCGCATCGACTGCATCATCTTCTGCCAGCCGGGAACGGCGGGAGCGCCGCCGGATTCGTGCCGGAAGTACGCGATCCATTCGAGGAACTCGGAGTAGGACATCGTTTTTTCGAGTTCCTCGACGGTGCGCCCGAGCGTTTCCGCTATTCGGAATCTGGCGCGTCGCTCGGCGCGCTCAATAAGTTTTTTTCCAGTTCTCTCCGGGACTCTTCCGTGAGGCCGGACAGAGCAAGGATCGCATCCTGCAGGCGCAGGAATGCGCTCGCCGCCTTACTAATCAAGGGTTCGAGATCGGCAGCCTCAAACAAGGCATTACCCTGTTCGTCGCAGACGGACCATTGCACCAGGCGCAAGGTGCAGTTTTTCATACGGTCCACGACGGAACACTTCTCGTATTTCGTACCGAGGTCTGCGAGTTTCGCTTGCTCGTGGATTGTGAGCGGGCGGATGAATACGGACCCGCCCCATTCGGGAACTTCCATTTCCTTCAGGCGCGGCGAGGTCGAGAGAATCTGCTGTTTGGTAAGGATCATGATCTATCTCCAAAGTGACTTATGACGGCTTGACGGTATGGGAAAGTTTTCCACACCTGATTCGAATGAACTTGCGACTCTGCCGGAAATCAACTCCAAGTCACGGGTCCTGTGACTCTGAGAGTTACGTTGAGTTCGAGAGCGCCCGCGATGGGCGCACCGGGGCTGATATTGGCTACATAGGCGGCGAATTTTGCCTTGGTGGCGCCGGTGTCAGGGAACAGCAGCTCGAAATTGCGCAAGGTCCCGTCTTCGTAATCCTTCAGCAGGCCCGAAGTCTGGAATCCCTGGGTCTCGTCGTCGGGCAGAAAATTGCACTTGAAGGTCACATCACCCGAGGCTTTGAATGTGGGCTTGTACTCGCGGTAGCCGCCCGTCGATTGCTGGTGCGTGAACTCCGCGAACTCGCGGCTCAGGACGGGGCCGTTGATGTCCTTGACCTCGGCGATTGCCGCGAAGACTTCCGGGGTGGCACCGTCGCCGATCTTCAGTAAAGTCCCCAAACCGATTACTCCGTCGCTCATATCTATTTCTCCTGATAATGAATCGTGAATCGCATCGAAACGTTGAAAGTCTGCGTGTCCGGGTCGCGGCTGCGGCCGGCGCCGTCGAAGAACACCCCCACGACGGGGATGTCCTTGAAGAAGCCGCGGAATCCGTCGAGTGCCGCGCGCATCTGTCGGACGACGGCCATGACTTCAGAGACCGTATTTGCCCAGATATCAAACCTGTAGATCGCCTGGCGGAGCGCCGACGGTCCCTGCTGCGTGTGTATGGAGCGGTCGTCCTCCAGCGAATATGCAATCGCAGGCAGTTCCTCGTCCTCAGAGAAGTAATCCGGGTGGATCCGCTTGCCGATTAGTGCCGCCACGCCTGCGTGACCCATCAGGTGATCGAAGAGCCCTTCGTCGAGAGTTGTCATACGGATTCGCTGCACATCAGGACGATCTCGCGGTTGCGCTCGCCGACATTGAGGACCGATTCAATCTCGAAGATCCTCGATTTCCAGGAGACCCGCATCTTGTGCTTGATGTCGGGAAGATGTCTCATTCGGATCTTATGGCTTACGGTGGCCTGCTCCCGTTCTTGTGCGAAATACTCCCTACCGATGAGCGGCTCGATCGATGCCCAGGTGGTCGCGAATGTCTCCCAGGCCGTAACGATCGAGCCGTCCGCTCCCTGTGTTTCCACAGGTGTTTCGATCGTGATCCTGCACCGCAGCGGGCCTGCGCGCATCACTCTGCCCCCAGGGCGCGATACGGCCACAGCAGCCGCTCAGAAAGGGAGAGCATCGAGATGTTCTGGCCGACAACGATGTCCTCGCGGTTTTCATACAGATTCGAGATTTCGATCAGGATCCCCTGTCGGATCACCTGGGGGACGTTCTCAGGCGCATCGCCGTACCCGGCAACGAACCGAATCACGACGCTGTTGATCGAGCACCGTGTAAAGGGCCAATACTGGGTCCAGGCGAGCGCGATGCGCCCGATCTCATCCGACGATGCATCGATCACATAAGACTCAGGTGGTAGCGTCTGCTCGCTGCCGGCCGTGTTCAGGTATTTGATGGACTCGATTGCCTGCAGCGGCGGCCGCGGCAGGTCGATCACCGAGGTCGTGAAGATAAGAGACGGGTTCACGGGAAAGCCGTCGAGGGTGAACTCGAAAGTCTGCGTGATCAAGGCCCGCCGCAGGAAGATCTCCACTCGCTCGCGCGCAGCCGTGATCAGCGCCTCGACGTAGGCATCATCCGCGTTAGAATCGAGACGCAGATGCGCCTTCGCTTCATCGAGCGTGACCGGTTCGACTACCGGGGGCGTGACCAGCTTGAGTCCCATTATTGCGCCTTGATTGCCTCTTTA